TATGTAGAAGAATACATTGGGGACATTAAGTCCCTTGAAGGTCTCTCTCAGGCAATCGTTGAGGGTTCGGCAGCTGCTGCCAAGGTTCTCTTTATGGTGAACCCTAATGGCACCACTAGCCAAGAAACCCTAGCTAACGCTGACAACGGTGCAGTTGTAGAGGGTACTGAGGCTGATGTGTCTGTACTCCAGCTACAGAAGTATAATGACTTCCGTGTAGCACTGGAGACAATCAACTCAATCAATGAACGCCTTGCATACGCATTCCTGTTGAACTCCGCAGTTCAGCGTAATGGTGAACGTGTGACAGCCGAAGAGATTCGGTACATGGCTGGTGAGCTTGAAGCTGCACTGGGAGGTATCTACTCCATCCTGTCAATCGAGTTCCAGCTACCGCTAGTCTCTCGCCTCATGTTCGCTATGGAGCGCAAGAAGAAACTTCCTGTGCTTCCTAAGGGTACCGTTAAGCCTGTCATTGTCACAGGTATGGAAGCCCTTGGTCGAGGCAACGATCTCAACAAGCTTGATACATTCATCCAGCCGATACTTCAGGTTCCTGACCTGGCAAGCCGTGTCAACATGGGTGACTACCTGACACGTAGAGGTACCGCTCTAGGTATCGACATGAAGGGTCTCATCAAGTCTGACGAACAGATCGCTCAGGAACAGCAACAGGCTCAGATGATGGCTATGGTTCAGCAAGGACTGAATCCAGCAATCACTCAGGCTGGACAGCTGATGAAAGAGGGAATGAACAACCAACAAGAAGGAGCCTCTAATGGCTGATGCAAAACCTGTAAACCTTGGTGTGGAGGATACTCCTGCACCTTCTAAGAAGTCAGATAAACCCAACATCCAGTATTTCGGTGATGGTGCTGATAAAGTGAAATTTGAAGTCGATCCAAAGGCGAAGCTAATCCGTGTCTACGGCAATGGCATTGTACTGGTAGACTATTAAGGACTAAAATTGACTGATACTGTTGTAATTAATAGTGCCTCGACATCTGAGGCTCCCGAAGGTCATGAACAGGCTATGATTGATCTAGTGGATAAATCCGCTGAGATCCCTGAAGAGAACCTGGACAACCCTGCCGAAGGAAACACAGATACAGAGGAACGCCCCCAGTGGCTTCCTGAGAAATTCAAGACTCCTGAAGATATGGCGAAAGCCTATCAGGAACTGGAGTCAAAGCTGGGCAAAGGTGAACCTAAGGGTGAAACCCCTCCTCCCGCTGAAGCAACAGAAGATGATGCCACCAAGGCTCTTTCCGAGAAAGGCCTAGACTTCTCTGAGTTCTCCGCTGAGTTCGCTGAGAAGGGTGAGCTGTCCCCGGAGAGCTACGATAAGCTACAGAAGGCTGGTATCCCGAAGGATATGGTTGACCAGTACATTGAAGGTCAACGTGCTCGTGCTACCCAGTATGACTCCACCATCAAGTCGGAAGTAGGTGGTGATGACAAGTACACTGAGATGGTCACTTGGGCAGCATCCAATATGACCCCTGAAGAGATCACTGCATTCAATACCGCTGTTAGCTCTGGTGATATTAATCAGGCTCGTCTGGCTGTGCTGGGACTTTCAGCTCAGTATGCGAAGGCCAATGGTACAGAACCTAACCGTATGGTGGGTGGTGGCAAGGCTTCTGGTGAGGACGTCTTTGAGTCTACCTCTCAGATTACCGAAGCCATGCGAGATCCTCGCTACAAGAATGACCCTGCGTATCGCTCGAAGGTACAGGCGAAGCTGGCTCGTTCCAACGTATTCTAAGGAAAGCTATGTTTGAATCCATTATCGCTGGTGCAGTCGTACCAGCAATCGTAGACTTTTTTAAAGGAGCTGGTGGTGCCATTGGACGCAAGTTCTTTGGTATGTCTGTAGATGACCAGATCAAGCTCCAGATGGCTGACGTTGAACGTCTGAAGGCTCTCGCTGAACTGGATAACCCTTACGGTACTCCTCGTCAGTGGGTGGTCGATATGCGTGGTGCATTCCGATATGTATCCGCAGGTGCCATCATCGCTATTGGTTCAGGTGCTCTGTATTACGGAGTCCACGCAAACAGTGCCGAGATCATGGAGATTGGATACACCCTTGTTGGTCTTCCATTTTCATTCATCTTTGGTGAACGCCTAGTCCTTGGCCTAAAGGGCAAGAAGTAATTTTAAAAGACCTCCTCAGGTGATCCTGGGGAGGCTTTCC